AACAGGTAAGTTCATGCGTCTCCGATGTTGCTGGCATAAAGGTAGCGATGGATTTTCCTTTGCCACTATCCGCTCCATCAATATATGAATGGATTATATGGAATGCGTCCAATACGCACAGGTTGTTCCTATATGTAATATTATTATGAAATCTTTCAACAACTGAAAATGTCAGGCTATCTCCTGATCCAATAGTTCCCATCACCAATGAGCCAGTGTATTTGTTTGATGCAGGATAATATCTGTCGCCAAAAGTAAGGGCAAAAGTAGAACTCGTCAGCATTTTTACTCTTTGGAAATATGGGTATCCAGTTGTAGATACAGCCGCACTTCCAAATGATATGCTTGTTCCAGATACTGTTCCTACCTTCATGTTTCCATAAGTGGTGCCTGTATCAAGATAGCAAACCA